TGTAGTTGCATGTGCTCTGCAGTAGTAGTAGTAGAGGTAATTCAAGCAATTTTTCAAACTATTTTAAAACTTACAAAATGCAAGCTAATAAATCAAACTTACCTAAATCAAACTATAATTCTTTAATTGGTGTGTCTTCTTTTCTTGGTGTTTCATTTGATGATGCCGTGGATTTGTTGAATGCTTATATTCACAAATCGTCTGCGGGTCTTAGTACTACTATTGATGACTTACTGGAGAATGAGAAGAATCGTACCAGACGTAATATTGATGCATGTCGTGATGTTAAATTGCAGATATGTGTTGATTCTCAAGAGTATGTTGAGCTACAGACAAACTTTTGTGAATTTAATTTAAGTGTTACTGAAAGGTTCGATTATAGTAATTCTAATATGTTTCATTTATATCGTCATCTTTTGAAATTGTCTGTTTTAGACATGCTCAAGGGTGCAGGTATTTATGATTTCTCTGGTGAGTTTTGGTTTGATTTATATAATAATCGTCATAATTCTATTTATTGTTTACCTGTGGAGACGAATAGAGACGAACATTATTATCATACTCAAGTGGTATATGTCAAAGACTACATGCATTATGCAAGGGAATTTGCTGATGTTATAGGTATGATACCGGTGTTTGATTTCTTACAGTGGTGCACTACTAAGTCAAGGTTTGTCACTAAGGTTGATCAATGTAGGGTATTTAACACTGTTGAAGAATGTTATGTGCCCGGTGTTGATTTTGCCTATTTTGATCATTTAAGACATGACATACCGATTGAACAGGTGGCTACACTTATGTTAAAGAAAGGGGTTAGTGTCTCTTATGGTTTATTATGTTTTGATGATATTATGTTCATGGATCATGCAGAGGGTAAATTGCCGGTTAAAAACACATTTTGTCGTGTCAATGCTGCAGAAAACTATGTTGATATCATAGTGGGACAAAATAATATCACCAAAACACGTCATAATCGTAATAATTTAATTCGTATGGTTACTGTTAATCATATTAAACTGGGTAAGACAATATTCACTATTGAACTTTTTAAACGTGTTGGTTGTTTTTATGTTTATAAAATGACTAATATAGGAAAACCTGATAGTGATATACGTTCATCAGTATTGTCACATGGTCTGTGGAAATCAAACGCTGACAATTATTGTGTCATATCGGGTTATCGATTTAAGAGTGAATTTTTGGATCCACGTCTTAAGTCAAGTTATGAAAAATATGATTTTAGGGTTTTTAAAAAAAATGTCGAGGAAGCATTGTTATTCGCGAATGATTTACCAATGCATAATTACTCGTTTAAAGATTTAGCATTATTCATTGCCTCAGGAGAATCTAAACATGTGTTTCGTAATCAGGAATATATACGTAGTGAGCACTTAACAGCAGATGAATTGTCTGAATTTATTATCGCCATATATGTTATCGCATATAGCAGGCGGTTTGACGAGACAGCTATTGTTAAGTTCCTTAATGGTAATTACAAATTGCTTGACGACTTAGTACAGGATACTGGTAAAATTTCATCAAAATTAATGTTGAAATTGCGTGTCTTATCCACTAAATTGAGTAAGGCAATTAAAGACAATACATTGGGTATAGTTGATGAATGGTGGCGAGAGGTTGTTAAAACAACATACCCTGATGAAGATTTAATGTTGCCCTCGTTTAGTATTATGCCAAGAGTACGTTTATTTTCTGACTATATCAATATAAATGATTATCGGTTGTACGATAGAACCGTATGTCATACATTTAATGATGTTTTTGGCTACAAGAATTTATATTTATTATTTAATCCTATAACTGCAGTTTCTAATTATTTCTCTAAGTTACTTGGTTATGAGAATGATAATGATGTAGCTTGGACAGATATGGTCAATAAACAATTGATTATTAATTCTAATATAAAACCGGCAGTTGTCGGTGATAATGATAGTAATAATACGGGTAATGCACATGGTATTACAGGTGATGACATTAATATTGATAATAATAATAAACCGGCAAACGACAAAGATACACAGGTTTTACCGGATACTGAAACTAAAAACCATGTATCTTTTTGTAAGCCTTGTCAGAGATCATCTGAGGATGCTGCGGGTGTACCATGTAATGGACAATATGATGGCCATCATGGTGGTTGTTGTTTATCATATGATATTAATCTCATATCCTGCTCTCACATTAGCTGTGATGGACATTGTTGTTTGAAATTAAATGGTATGGGACAAAGTAATAATATTAATAAAATTTCAGATCACAGTGCAGACGTAACTATTAATAAACAAAATATTAACACTAATGGTGGTAATTATAATCATAATGAGGATAGTAAGACTGGTGAACATAATCTTAATTGCAATTTTGTTAACGGTGGAACAGTTATTAATGACATTAAGTTAAAATATGATTCGGCAAACATTAACTATCTCAATATTAAACCACGCAAAGTCATTGATGATGATGGTGATAATGACGTGGGTTTTAGATATTTTGGTCGTGGTAGTAAACTACAAAAGCTGCTTGATACTATACCTATGTGCAACGTGACATCAATAGTTGTGTTGCATGATCGCACTGCTATGCGGGTTAAAAAATGGCTTAAGTCAAACAATATTGTTAAACCTGTGATTCATTTCCCAGACAAACCTCCAAACAATTATATTGGTGCTTTATATTTATCGAATTGCTTTGGTAATTTTGGACAGGATGAAGTAGACAGATGTTATCAAAGTATATTCTCGTATAATGAGAAATATCATATTGTAACTTCTGATTATAGAGATCAAATTATGCTATTATCAGACGTTGCTCGTGATGTTGTCGAACGTTTAGTAAAGGCTAATTTTGCTGTTGATAATCATGATACGGTACATCATTCTGTTGATGTGTTGCCTAATGGTTTTGATTATGATAGTGACATTGCAGGTAGATCAATACCTGCAAAAACTCCTACAGTCGACAATCCTATTAATATGATGACTATGGTAATGGACAAAATATTTCCTGGTGTTCGCAGTGAGGATAAGTCATATGATATGCATAGAGGTGAGTATGCTGATATGAATATTAATGTTGAAGCTTTAAAACTAACGGTCATTGGTTCAAAGGTTAAACCTGTGACACCGTTGAGATTATATAAATCAGTAATAAACACTGGTGTTACTCCTTCAAAGATACAGCGTCAAAAGACACAGTTACATTCAGTAAAGGCTCGTAATTTTGACGTTACATTGAATGCATGTGATCAGGATACTGATACGGTAGTAATTGAGGCATTTAACAGATTTCTTGAAAAGTTTTGTTTACCTGCAGCCAAAACGATTTTGGATTATTATGCGCGTACAGAAAACACGATTAATTTAACAAAACAAAATCTAGCTTTGTTTGTTGAAAAGCTAACACCTGAAAAGCTAGAAAAGTTTTTAAATTTACCTGACGACGAATTAGATTCATCGTCAAAATGTTTACGTAATTATTTAATGCGCATTAAACCCGATGGCAAAGTAAATACTACTGGTAAAGGTTGGGATGGTATTTTGCCTGCCCAAGTAGTAATATACCCTGAATCTCAAGTGAATGCACATTGGAGTCCATTACTTAAAATAATGAGAGATAGATTTATAAGTGTTATGGATCCCAAATGTGCGTTATATATTTTGAAAGATAGGGATGCCATACAAAGTCATATGTCTCATCATGCACGTGGTTGCAGAAAATTAAAGTATATTGAGAATGATTTTGAGAAATACGACAAATCACAACATATCACGGCTGTTAAACTTAAGAATTATGTTTATAAGCGTTTCGGTTTAAATGATATTGATCATGATACATGGGAATATGGTAGTGAATTAACACATGCCATTGCTTTTGATACTGGTATATCATTTACTTACTGCTTTCAGATGCGTAGTGGTATGTCTGATACAGCAATAGGGAATACAGTTATCAACGCTATATCAGTAGCATATAGCTACAAAATTAAAGTTTACATATTCGCGGTTTTCTTAGGAGATGATTCAATCATTGCAGTTTTAATTTATATTGACTGTTATGATGTTTCTCATATAATGATATCTGTTTTTAATTTATCAACAACAACTATACAATCTGAATATGGGTTCTTTTGTTCATCATTTATTGTTCAAGTAGGTGATGGTTTTCGTTTTATGCCTGATCCTATTAAAAGATACGAAAAATTGGGTGCATATACAGCAAAATCTGAAGAGAAATTGTTGTCTATGTACGAATCATACAAAGATCTTATGAAGACATATGCTGAAAATGCATTTGTTGAAAAATTGGCTGAATGTGTTCAGTCTAGATATAATATTAATTTTAATATTTTACCGTTATTGTATGGTTTATATACATTGTCTGTTAGTTATGATAAATACAGGTCGTGTTTTGAATTATATGAAACGGTTATTTATTGATTTATTTCTTTCTTTTCTTTATCTATTTATTTATTTATTTACGTTGAGTATAATCTGAGAGTTTTTCCCCGTTCGACGGTTTCTCGTCAGGTTATATATTCAAATGATAACTTTGATTCATGCCTTAATATTTG